TGCACATACTGGTTATAGGCATTCTGTCCTACACCGGTTGCATAACTAGAACCATAACCACCGGTAAGTGCTGCAGCCTGGCCCATAGTGTCCTGCATGGCAGTCTTTCCGGAACGCATTGCAGAAGCCAAAGCCTGTTGAAACATAGGATCGCTGTCAGCATTATATGCGAACTTCTCACGGTTCTGGTAATCATTGATAAGCTGTGTAATCTTGTCGCTATAGGTTGTCTTTCCACCATTTAACTGCTGTAACAGACTGTTGGTATACTGCATGGCCTGCTGATATGCCTGGGAAACCTGGAACTGAGAGTTAAGGGCAGCAAGGGTATCTGCCGGAAGTCTCTGATCTAAAGTAGTTGCCTGGTTCGCCTGGGTAGTCTGTCCGGTGTATGTAGGAGTCTGCACCTGATTAAATGTCGGTGTGGTATACTGTTGTGGCGTATAGGTCGGTGCTGCAGTCGGTGTAAATACCGGTTCGGCAGTTGTTGGATTTACCACAACCGGAGAAGCGGTTGTATTTACCACATTTCCAAGTCCACCATTAGCAATAACTGCACCTGCGCCACCGGTAACCATCCCATCAAGCACACTTGTTGCTGCTGCCACAGCATCGTTAGAAGCTGTACCGGTATCTTTATTCTTATTGGTATCTGTTTTGTTGTTTTTGTTGTTACCTGTTTTGCCGTTCTTATTTGCATTTGTCGCTGTCCCGGAGCCGGTCTTTCCGGTATTATTGCCTGTCGTATTGGAAGCACTGGAATTTTTAAGCATCTTCAACAAATTTGTGTTCTGCGATGCCGTCCCGGTGTAATTACTGATGCCGTACTGCCCTGCCAATTTCTTACGGCTATTGTAGGACGAATCCTGCCCCTGGCTTTTCAGATAGTCCACGATTGATGTATCTGTATTCAGTTTCAGTGCAAAAAGCTGTAAATCAAGTCTGCCCATTATCATTCCCCCTTCTGCTCAAGATTTTTGTTAATAACTGCTATCTGGTCCTCAATATAGGAAAGTGTATCTTCCAACTGTTCTGCCAGTTTAAACAAATACGTTCTCACCTGCTGAATCTGCCCTTTGGCATCCCCCTCCGATATGTGAATACGTTCAATCTGCATTACAATTCACTTCCTTCCTCAATGGTTTTTGTGACAGAAAAAATCTTACATCCACCACGGCCACCTATCATGTACTTAAAATGGTCGCATCTTCTAGGAATAATCGGTACTGCAAAACTTCTCGTGCCGGTTCCATTGAGATTACAAACGTGTTCCCAGTTGCCGGAGGAATCATATTGCAGGAAGATACTCACGTTTGTACCTATTTCCATAGAAAGCCGAATCTGCAGCTTTGCCATGTGCTTCTTGTCCGGCATGGTAAAACCGATATTGCCACTCTCTGCAAACCAATCAAATGCTCCTTCCGGCTCTCCACCCTCATAAGGCAGCGTTCCCCGGACAGATTTCAACTTCTTGTCTGCGTTGTCAATGTAATACAGTTCGTCCTTGCTCCGGCAGAATACCATTGCATCCGTATTATCTTCCTTCGCCCACATTCCGGTGCTTGTATCATAAACAAACAGATGGCTTAGTCCGTTTCCGTCCTTCATGCTCACATAATATCTATCTAAAATTGTACCAGACACGGCCTTGTAATATCTAACCTCACCAAGAGAAGAAGATACTAAAACAGGCAAACTTCCATCGTAGGCATAAATGCCTTCCACGCCCTTGTAATACAGTATGCCGTTGATAATGCAAATACTGTTTTCAGATCCTTTCTGAACCCCAGGACAAAAGACTTCTTTTACCTGGTGTGCGCCGGTGGAAGATACTGTTATCTTTACCATGGAATTTTCCTTGAAGAAGATCGGATTGCCGTTGTATGTAACAGAACCGGTAAATTCTCCATCGGAACCGATAGTTACAGCATAAGCGTCTGTTGACACTCCTTCATAGCACTGCCACCGCTTCCAACTGCCAAGCGTGGTTGCGTATATTTCGTGTCCATCTGCCGAACAGCCCCATAAGCGGTTGTTGCATTCCGTGATAAATTCCGGTATTACTCGCTCCGGTTCAATCGTTATAGAATTAGGTACTTGTGCTGTTCCAAACAGCAAACATTCGCTAACTGAACCTTCTATAACTATTCCATCATATGGAATTGATTTTTCCCCGGTGGCCCAGTCCATAGAGACACCCTTCTCATTGACAAAAGTATTTACTACCGTTGTTGTAACGGAATATTTTCCATTTCCTTCATTGATAGGGAATAATCCAATAACAGGATCGAAGTCATTCTTTGAATTGTCCACTGTTATTTTTATTGTCTGCCCAATCTCAAAAGACGGTCCATCTAGTGTGTTGCCATTATTTATGCCAATATATACATAGTCACCGGTAACGACATTCCATGTTTTAGATGCTTCATTCCACTGCTTCATGATGTGTTTACCATCTTCTTCAAATATGGCATATGCTCCATCTTTCGGTTCGTAACCATCCTCATACCATGAAGCGTTTCTATATTCGTACATCTTGCTAAAGTCTGACATTGGCAAAATATTTCTAGTACCACCCCAATAATAGGTAGTTACAAGGCTGTCATACTTCAATGTTTCCATATCTATCGTCCAGGTAGCGTTTCCGAATACCAATCTGGAACCCATTTTTACATGGTTGAAATTAAGTGTTGGCAACACTTTGATGCTTGTTTCTTCTCCATCGACATACAATACGCCATTATCAAACCAAACAAGCCCGTCCTTGTCTGTCAACATGTTGGGATTCGTAAACTGCCGGCAGTTCCCACGCTTATTCCGTGGGGAAAGCATCGGATAATATGCGGTAGTCATATTCTTCATATCAAAAAACTCTCCGTCCTGGCAGGAAAGTCTATGGTTATACCCACCAAAGGCAGTTGTCATATCCCGGCTCCGGGCCACTTCATTATGCGCTGCAAAAAACATATCTCCACCCCCTACAGAATATGGAACGGTACAGACTTTGGCATATGATCTCTGTGGTATGCCTTCTGGAAGTCCTGCAGCATACCATTAAATGTTGCTGCGGAATTGTTGTACCGTGCAGTCTCTCCGTTTTCCTCGTCAATCTTTGCCTTCAAATATGCCACATACAGTTCATCGTATGGGAACGGCACCAGAAGTTCATCTGTCAGACGGTCCGGGGAATATCCGGTAAACTCTGTTACCTCTTCCGTGGTTTCCTCGGTAGTGGTTGTGCTGCCATAGATAATAATAATCTGTGTTTCCTTCTCTTCCGGCGGTTGCTCGTATCTATCGAAGATTTCCTTCTGAATGCTTCCGTCCAGATAGGAAAGCCACCGCACTTTATCTTCAATGGAATACTGGTTCGGCTTTACCGAATCCACTCTGTTAATACATTCCTGGATATTCATGTTCATGCCCCCTTATAAAAAAACAAGGGAAAGCCGTTACAGCTTCCCCTCGTAGTCTTTAGGCTTCCTTTAACTTGTGATCCTCGGCATACTGAATAGCAGCTTCTTCTGCCTTCTCGCCGTTAAGAATTACTTCTGCAAGTTCTGCCGGAACTTCAACTTCTACACCACGCTTGATGATAAAGTTCTTGAAGTTCAGCGAATAAAATTCCTGCTGACTTGCATTGTGTCCTTCTTTTCTTGGAAGTCTTACCTTTACTGTTTTTGCAGTAGTTACCGCAGTAGTTTCTGCAGTGGTTTCTGCAGTGGTTTCTGCAGTGGTTTCTGCTGTAGCCACCGCTTCATTTGCGGTAGTTTCGTCTACACTCTTTTTAGTTGCCATGCCCTATTCCACCTTTCATGTATTAGTGGGGAGTAGGCGAAACTCCCCACTTTATCATTTCTTAGTTAGCTTCGTCAACGGAACCGTATGTGGAGCCGGTTTCTACACGGAGCATTCTTTCCTGGTACAGAATCTTTGCACCATGGCAGAACTTATAACCGATTGTAGAGAACTGATTGAGTGGTCCACCAATCTGTTCCTTTGTCTTAACGATCATTTCCATTCCCTCGCCCTGCGGATCGAGAATACCGAAAGCATCCTTACCAAGGAAGAGAGTTGCATATACGCCTGCGCCATCTGCGCCTTCCTTCCAAATCTTTGCAGCAGTAGACTCAACGAAACGTACACCGTGAAGCATACCGATTTCACCCTTGAAGATAGGGTCTACATCGTTATACTTATGGAATTCCTTCCATTCAGTGGAGTTACGAAGGTCGAATGCTACGGACGGATGAATGATAGCAACATAGCATCCGTCAATCTTTGGAGCCTTGTTCTTCTTGAGCCATGTTGCAGCCTTTGCAACCATTTCTGGGTCAAGAATATCAGCGTTGGTAAGTGCTGCTCTGGAAGTCTTACCGCCGGCATATGCTACGGAGTTACCTGCAACAAGGATGTTTCTTGTTAAGGTATCGTAAGTCTCACCCTCGGAAGCACCCATTTCCTCGGTTGCACCGTAGATAACATCGTCGTAAGCTTCTAACTCTAAACGGTCAGATACGGAAACGTATGTACCGTGCTGAGTAGTTGTTGCTTCGATGTTTGTCATACCGAAGTCCTGGCCGGTAGGAATTACACCTTCCTGCAGTGGTGTTAAAGCCTTGTCGAAAGTATTGAACTTTCTCCATTCAACCTTGTTACCCTTTAAAGGCTGCTTCTTACCGAACTGAGTAAAAATCATTTCCTCTCTTGCATTCTCTAACAGCGCAGTGTCATAGAATGTTTTCATGGTTGGAGAAAGAGAGGACTGTGTGGTTACGTTTACCGGATTAGTATACTGTGTACCCGGATCAGTATTTGCTGTCCATGCGAACAACTGTAAAAATAACTTAAAAAAACTCTTCATATTGGTTTACCCC